ATCATCTGCCCCCCCGTTATCGCATCAGTTTAACGACCTGATATAATCCCAGGGATTCTGGAACTTTGGGGTCGAGACATGATCGTCGCAAGCCGTGTGCGCGGCCGAGAGAAAACAAGGATCCGTCCAGTTCTTTTGACTCAGAGGGCGACTACGCGGGGTTCCCAATCCCACGCACCCACCATGGCCATATCACCTGGATAGACAACCGAAAGCATGCCTAGTGAGCGTCAAGGTTCGCTGCCACTACCGCGTGGTGCTCGGGCCTGACGTGCTATTGCGGTCCCATTTACCAGATGGGACTTGCTCGGTTGCACCCTTGTCTCTAAGCCGATGCGCATCATAGGCTAGACACTCCATGCCAACGTCCATCATGGTTAGACCCGGGACCACAAGTCAATGTGGCGGTATCCCGAATAGCACTGTGGCGCCCATGGGACCCCGTCAAGGGAATTGCATGGATCTTTGTACCGCAGGCCCTTCAACCACGATGAACGCATTTTGCCCTGCTGCCGAACAGGGTCTTGGAAGTTGCACAGTGTTGGTGACCTAAGCGGTCGAGACTCGTAGATCGCGCGCGCGCGATCGAGCTGTGAACCGCAGAGTACGTGGTTCCTCATCACTGTAGATCGACCGAACGTCATCATCTGGTGATTGTACATCAGCGACAACAGACACTGGGTTGTACATTTCCACCTTCTGTCGGACAAGTCCGCCAGCCGTCATCATGGGCTGGTAGGTTTTCGGCAAAGGAAAGGCATAGATCTGCAAGATACCCCAAAAGACGCTCGAAAACGCGCACGAGCCTGACCCAGTCTGGGTCAGACTAACAACCGAATCAGTCGGAGTCCCCGTTTGAAACACGCTGAACAGGCTGACGCTACTGTTCTGCGTGGTCGAAGACGTGATCAATTGGTTCGGCGTGCCATTGGGCGTCAACAAGCCGGTGACATTAGAGGTGACGACCGCGGAACCAGACAGGGTGGACGCTGAAAAGCCTATCCAACCTCCGGATGGCACAGTGATCGTCCCAGAAGTCACTCGGGACAGGATGATCTGAAACACACCTGACCACCCGGCCTTAACATCGAGGTATACACCATCGTTGTTC